CGTGTTGTAGCTGGTGGTCGTGGCCTGCGACGTGTTGTAGCTGGTGGTCGTGGCCTGCGACGTGTTGTAGCTGGTGGTCGTGGCCTGCGACGTGTTGTACGCAGTCGTCGCGTTCGTGAGTTGCGAGTACGCGGTAAGCCACGAGGTGAGCCACGTCGTGAGCCACGTCGTGAGCCAGCCCTTGTTGCTTGCCATGCGTAAGCGCCTCACGCCACGTTCCTCCACACTTGCGCAGCGGCCCAGTTGGTGCCGTTGTCGTAGGTTTCGAACATGAGCGCCGTCGTGCCCGCTGCAGGCAGCGTGGGCGCAACGTTACGGTCGAACACGGTGCCGCTGGGAAACGTCTGCGTCCCCGCACCGGGGTTGATCAGCACCAGCGTGATGTTGTTGACTTCGCCCGACGTGAGGTTGGTGAATGACCACGTGCATGCGCCTGTGCACGTGGCGGTGGCGATCTGCCCCAGCGTAAGGTTCACCGACACACTGCCGCTCACGCTGCCAAGCGCCTGAATCTTGCTGATGTTGACGCTGGCCTTGCCATCGAGCGCTGTTTGCAGGCCGGTGACATCGCTGATCGCATGCGTGTGCGACGCCGGGGCATACGTGCCGGAGTGGTTGTGCCCCAGTAGCGACCAGCGCGCATCGCCCAGCGAGTTGAAGTCCGTGATGCCGTAGCCGCCGATGGTGGTCGGGATGCTGGTGAGAGACGCGAACGTGTGGGTGTGCGACGACAGCGAATACGTCGCGGTGTCCACGCTCCACGTACCCGCACCATTCGTCTTGAGGAAACCCGCCGCCCCGGTAAGCGCCGCGATAGCGGTGAGGTCCGCATCGAGCGGCTGATAGGAACCGCCGCCACCAGTCAACCCCGCCACTTTCAGGACGTTGCCGTCCACCCAAACATCGCCCAACCGCTTGTCTACGTCGGTGGTAGGCAGCGTGTCGGTGTTGATGTTGAGCGAGGCGATGTTGATGTGGCGCACCGCCTCCAACTGGACGAAGTAGTTCCGCAGCGCCGCAAGCAACTGCGCCATGAACCCAGCGTTGTACTGACTGGGCGCATCAGGCAGGCGCGGTGTGCTCACCGACGACCGTCTTTCCGCGCCTCAAGGCGCATCTTGCCGAGTTGCCACTTCGTACCCAGCGCAGTTGATTCCCACCGAACCTTCAGTTGCCGTCCACGCAACCGCACGTGCAACTGCTCCGTGAAGCGATCCGGCCCGGTAAGTGTCACCACCTTGGACTGCGCGTTACTGGGAACCTCGTACTCGCCCCCCGGCGAATTGCGTGGGGTCAGCGTGACGGTCACTGATGGTGCGGCTGCATCGGAGCCGTCGAACGTCACGTCGGGTAGCACCTTCGTCACGAAAGCGAAGTTGTGCCCTTCCTCGATGTCGAAGTCAGCCGACTCGATAAACGCCGTGATCGGACTGGGCGCTTGATTCAGCACACTGCCGTCGTCGTTGCCGCTCTCGTGATACAGCAGCGCGCCGTCTTGCGCTGCCAGCGGGTACTTGCGCAGCGCCGTGTCGAGCCACGCAGAGCGCGCCATCGAGCCGTAGTACCACACGTTCTCGACGTAGTTGAACACCACGTAGCGGTCGTTCTGGTCGGAGTCCGCCGAGCAATAGAACCACCAGATTTCGTTGAAACCTTCGCTCGTCCCCGCGCACACCTGCCACCGCTGCGTGGCATTGAAGTCGTTAAACACATACCGTAGCAGCGTGCACGGCAAGGACTGCACACGCCCGTTGTAGATGTAGAACTTGTCTACGCCCATCCAGAAGGCGGTGTTGTTGGCGAAGGCCACGGCGTTGGGGCCCGCGATGGACAGGTTCTCGCCTACAAGCTGGAAGCCCCACACATAGGGCGGTCCTTGGTACTGCCCGGAGTACAGACCCGAGTCAGTCCACACCAGCACTTCCTGCTTCGACTGCTTCGCGGTGACGATTTCGGAACCGTACGACAGCCGAATGTCTCCAGCTTGGTTTAACGGGCCGGGAGTCCAGTCAACGGCATCTTCTTGATCGCTCCAGCGAACGAGCATGGGATCAAGGACGGCGCTTCCGATTTGGTTCGTGCCGAACACCATGACGAAGCGGGACACGTCCGACACGAGTAGACAGTTATGGACCGTTGGAACATCAGTCGCGCCTCCGAGGCTGCTCAAAGAAACACCACGGGACCCCGTGCCGGTAGAAGCATCCCAGTAGTACAAGGAACCGCCGCGCGGCCCGTACACCAAGTCCTCGCCAAACTGACCCTGATTCCATAGGCGTAGCTGAAACCCGATAGCGATGGAGGAACCGGAGCCCCAGCCGCCGCGCCCGAAACCGCCTGCGCCCCAGCCAGTGCCCGAGATGAACGTCGAAAGCCCTGTGTTGACTTGATATGCAGCGGTAACAGCCGCACCACCGCCTGCAGTCGTTGCATTCGGCGTGACAGCGAGCGTGATCTTGTACGAGTCGCCATCCACGTAGGTGATCTGAAACTCCTTGTTCAGATCGCCCGCTACGAGGTTGGCAAAGCCTGTTGCACCGCTGAACGTCACGAAGTCGCCATCGACGCAACCGTGGCCGGTGTCGGTGACGGTGACGAGGGCGCTGCCGCTCGTGGTGGCGAACGGGTCACTGTTGATCGTGCTGGTCGCGCGAATAGGCGTGATGTCGTACATCGTCTCGCCCACCTCGATGTAGTACTTGAGGTGCGTGCCGAGGCCGACTAGGTTCTCGCCCAGCAGCGTGACCCAGTTGGTGAGCGACCGGCACACGCCCACATACGTGTTGTCGCCCAACCGTTGCCAGCCACCGATCTTCTGCGGATGGCCCGAGCGGAAGCGCACCTTGTCGCAGGCGTACCAGCCCCCCTCCGCGATGTAGTTGGTGCCCTCGCGGTCAACGCCGGGTTTGAATACGAACGGGGAGAGTGGCATGTCAGCAGTTCTCGCACGTGCCGGGTTCAGCGGGGAGCGGCGTGCCGTTGAGCGTCGCCAGTTGCCGGTCCACGGTGTCAAGAATGCGCTTGCACTGTTCGCAGTACGGCGCTGCTTCGATCAGCAGTTGGCGCACGCGCTGCGCGTCGTCCGCGCTGAAACCAAGGCCAAAGTAGGAAGGGAGAGCCATGTCAGGCACCGTACTCCGTGTAGCTGTAATCGGCGGCAACCCCCACGTCGATGTACGCGGTGGCGCTGGTCGAGTCCGTCACCGTGCATCGCACCGTGCCCGAGTTGTAGGCGTTGCGTTCAACGCCAAGCATCGAGAACGCCGTTGCTGCTGAAGAGGGGCTGTTGATCGACAGCGAATTGCCGCCGATGAACGACCACGAGTACGAGTACGGGCCTACTCCGCCACTGACGCTGATCGACACCGAGTTGGTGCCAATGTTTGCTGTGAGCGGGCAGTTGACTACGGGCGGCTGCGCATCGCACCAGTAGTTGCCGTACGAGTCGCCACTCTTGCCGAGCGACATCGCCGTGTAGCTCAGCGTGTGCGTGGTCTGCACATAAACCACGACGCTGGCCGCGCGCCCCGTGGCGTCGTACACCGTGCAGCTATGCCAGCCGCCCAGCGTTTGCGTCCCTGCGGCTTCGCGCGAGAACCAGACCGACGCCGCAGTGCCGTCACTGATCGTCGCTACGGTCCCGCTGTAGTACGCCCACGAGTAGGTGAAGGGCGCGAGGCCCCCTGACACCGTGATGTCCACCCAGTTGGTGCCCGCCGCGCAGCTACCGCCGCTGGTGTAGGAGCAGCTTCCGTAGCAGTCCGTGCTCTTGTTGACGCTCATCGCCACGTACGAATCGGTGTGCGTGGTGGACACGTAGACATCAACTGCAGACGTTGCCCCAATGCTGTCCGTCACCGTGCAGCGATACCACGCGCTGTACCCCGTACCTGCAGGGGAGCCCGCTGCTGAAAGCGAGAATGACGTAGCGGCGCTAGTGGGCGAGTTCACGGTGAACCCAGTGCCCGACAGATACGACCACGCGTAGGAGTACCCCGGCGCGCCGTTGTATGCCGTCACAGTCACGCTGTTCGTGGTGGAGGTGCACCCGTTGCCGTTGTTCGTGCTGCACGAGCCCGAAGCGTTGCCACTGGCACCCGAGGTCAGCGTGACATAGGTGTTGGTGTGCGTCGTGTTGACCGTCACGTCCACCGAGGTCACGCGGGCTTGGCTGTCCGTCACCGTGCAGCGATACGTGCCGCTGTAAAGCTGCCCGCCGTTGGTGCCGCTCGCCGTGCGTGTGAACGTCGTCGTGGCGCTGGTAGCCGAGTTCACGGTGGCCGTTGATCCGCTGACGTTTGACCACGCGTACGTGTAGGG